CTATGATTTAATATAGCAAAATGGGCGACCGTTGTCAACAAAAAAATGCCTGACAATGCAGGCATTTTTCTCCCTTCAGGAACCAAATAAGTTGATATTATCGCTTTTGTTGGTTTACGAAATCATACATCTTTTGTGCGGTTTCTAAGACTTTGTCCAGTCCTGGAAACTCCGGCATAGAGACCGTAGTCACGATCTCTCCCGTCGTCTCATCCTTCTTCACAGACCGTTCCCAGCCCATGAACTTTGCATGATATTCTGCCTGTAGTAGTTCCTTAGCCATGTTCAGAATATCAGACCTAATTTCATACCCGTTCTTGTTAAATTTGATCTCTGGTAGATTTGGAATTTTTTCCATTATTAACGACCCTTAAAAAATGACGTGATTTCTTCGGTGAGCATCAAGCCCACAGGAATAGCAATATTTACTAATCCAACGTATCCAAGCATAATCATGTGTGTGTCTCCTATTTTTTCATATTAGTGTAGTTGACTTATTAAATCAACTGTTTTGGTTAAAATCTTTATCTGAATTACTCCACAAGGCCCGATACATCAGAACTTGATTTTGTCCATTGATCAGTAGCCCGTGCAGATATATCTCTGCTAATTTTTTAAGAAAGTTCTTCATGATAGCCACTCGTTTTCTTCTTCAGTATATGGCCACATCTTACTTCGCTTTCTTGCTATTCTTTGGAACCCAAGACTTAGCTTCTTCTGCATGTGCCTTTACTGCATCAGTGAAGAATTCTTTTTGTGATACTGTGCTTACTAGCTGCGAGCCTGCAGCGAACGCAGTTTCTACTGCTTTTTTGGTATACTCAGTCTGAGCATCTACCAGGCTATTTAGAGTGTTAGCAAGTTCCTCGTGCTTTACGAAGGTGTCGATTGCTGACTTCTTAGCTGACTGAACCGCATCTATGGCGGTCTTAGTGATATATTCTAACATAGTTTTCTCCTGTGTGTGTGTTTGCAGTAGCCTGCAAGATATTTATACTTATCGAACTGATTCTAAGTATTCTTGTAAGTTACCGTATAGCGTCATCATCACTGCTACCTTATGATCATAGATACGAATGAATGGCAACCTGCGCTGGATTCCGATATAATAGGGGCAACGAATTTTCTTGTTCAGTTGCTTTATATATTGATCCCAATCCTTGACGAGGTTACGATCCTTTTCGATCTCTAACTTGAACTCATAGTATTCTATCTTGGCGATTGTAAAAGCAGTATGCCCTATCTCGGTGAGCCTCAGTCCAGAACCACTCCTACCAGTCATCCACCAGAAGAACATGACTTTATCTGTTGTGTGATTTTTCCAAGGATTGTCAGGATCATCGCGCATCTCTTCTAGGATGGCTTCTGTTATCTCTCGCTTGGTCCTAGCATAGGTCATCAATGCCCGTTAATCCTCGTCAGATAACATATCCGGATAAACTTGCTTGCCTGATTGAAGCAACACGACGGTGAACTTGTCAGTCTTGAACTGAGCATTTAACTTGCGGCATAGGTTCCTAGCATGTCCTGGATTGGAGAAGCTGGTCTTCTTGTATTTGGGTGCAGTGTCGCTGGACAGATAATGCGAAGACTTTAGATTGATAGGCTGATCATCATAGAATACAGCCCATATACCGGATGCTTCCACGATCTGATCACATTTGTAGGTCTTCTTATCTACATATTCTAACAAGACATTCGGTTGATTCCTGCTCATCTAAACGAGCCTCCTTTTACCTGTACCTCTGTGATCTCTTCCTGCTTAGGTTGATCAGCACTCATAGCATAGAGGTCTGCCAGCAACTTAGCGACATCATCACGCAGACCACGAGCATCCGTGATGGGAAGAACGACATCCTTGTTCTGCCTGGATTCTACCGCTGACATCTTGTCCATAAATCTTTTTATATGTATAAATTGCATCACGATATATTTATGCTATTCGCTTCATCCTCAGTCTTAAAAGGACCTTGATAGGGATAACGCTGAATGAAGATATACTTGGGGCAGAACACCACTTGCTTATTGCCACCTTGATCGATGACGAACCAACCAGCGGCATGTTGGCACTTGCTCTTGCGCGTCTCGGTGAACAGATGCAGCCCGCGCTTGATGTCGAACAATGAATTATAGATACGCGGAGGAGTAGGATACTGCGGATAAGGCAAGGCTGCTTTGGTCTTGTTGGTCTTGAGGGGTTCGAAGCGGATCTGAACCTTCTCTTTCAATTCTTCAGTATTATTGAACTGAATGAAACTGCCATTCAACTTGAGACCGTAGCCTGCATTGTTGGCTTCGATATTACCGATCTTCTTCTCACCGTCAGTGACGATCCAGAATTGATCCTTTACGATTGTCTTTGCGACGAGTTCAGTCATTTGTTCTCCTTGTTTGTTGCTTTAAGCAGTCTCTCGCAGCGGGGTCAGATGTCCCTTATAAGGAGCATTGAGCCACTTCGCGTAGGTCTCTGCTTGTTCAGAAATCTTGGTGAGTTCATACTTGCCGCAGAAGCGCATCAGATGAATACCTACTTGCGGCGTCTGCGTAGTCCTCACATCATTGCGAATAATCAAATCTACTGCATCCTTGATCTCTTGCGGCTGTGCAGTGAGATCGATGAGAGCGCGATTGCGATCATAGTCATCCTTGACGCGATGTTCGACACCATCATGATCCACCCAGCGTTGAAGCATGAGATTGTTCCAGTTGAACCCTTGCTTGTTGCGATCCTCGTATGCCTCGCGAATACCAACAGAGTTCTTAGAGCCCTTCTCGCGCACACCGGGATATGCGCTAAACACATTATCAGTAGCATCACCGCGAATGATCTTCTTAAACAGCAGATATTCAGGATCTTCGAGAAGCTTATGCTCTTTAGTCTTCTTGTCCTTTACAGGACGATCACGATCATCATAATAGCCATCAAGCTTGATCAACTGATTAGCCATGCCGTTATACTGATGCACATTGTGCGCGATCAGTTGCACGAAGTCGGAGTCAGTAGAGATGATGAAATGTTCGTCATCGGGATGCAGTTGGATAAAACGAGCGATGATATCATCTGCTTCTGCATTGGGATGACGCAGCACACTCGCATTGGTCTTCTCGCGAAGGTATGTGGTGAACTGATCATATGTCTCCCAGAACATCTCGTTCTCTTCGATCTCAGCCTGTGTAGGATTCACAGCAACACGATTAGCCTTGTAAGGCTTATAGAATTCCTTGCGCCATGAACGACCTTCGAGACAGAATACCACATGATCGATGCTGAACTTACGCACGATCTGATTGACTGATGATAGCGTGAGGTGCATAGCCATGCCGACTTTCTCCCACGTATCAGTGTTGCGAGATGCGACATGGCGGGCGCGAAAGAATGAGTTAGCTGTGTCTATGAGTGCGTACTTCATCGGATGCTTTCTCTATTTATACGCATATTATAGCTGGTATTTTAGAGGATGTCAAGCTTTAAGTGATGATGAAATGCCTGTTGAAAAATATGGCAGGAATCGGAGCGTCGTCCTGATATCCCAATTCTTTTTTCTTATCAACATAAGCTTTGACAATAATAGATTTTCCACCGACATTCGGGGCACCCATATTTGTTACATATCGTTTCCAGTCAATAGTTTCAATTATCTCTCTAACGTACGGTTTGTGTGACTTAAAGACATAATGAGTTGTAGTATCTGCTGGTACACTAGACATTTCACATACTTGTATTTTGCCCCAGTATTTTAACCCAAACTCCCAATACGTGTTATTGCTTATTTGGTTTCTAACTTCTGTTCTGCGTTTTACGTTGTCACATGTTAGGAAAAAGTCAAAGTCAGGATGTGATGTCGCAGGGCGAGTTAGCAAGCGTAAGTTAGTACCGAGTGGAGTTCTACTCCAAATTTGCATACAGCAGGTAACATGGCACGGTTTATCTTCGAATAAAAAACTATTTTTCGGTAAAATCTCACTAAAGTACAATCCGAAACTTTTGTCTAACTGTGAATGCACCTTCCAAGAGGAGTGCCATTTTGCGGGAACAATAAAGCAAATGACTTCTGCCCACTTCGCGCTATGATTGAAGAATGCTTTGGCTAGGGGATTCATATAACCAACGCCGAAAGGAGGATTACCGACAACCCCAATTAAAGGTACATTGGGAGGATTGTACTGAAAGAAGTCTTGTTTTGTGATATTAGGGGATTCTGGTTCTAAGTCTAATCCTATACTATTATCAGGAAGAAACTTCAAAATATTACCTGAACCAGCTGATGGCTCGATAACTAGATCAAAATCAGATAGGTTAATAAACTGATTTATCCTATTGACGAATTGTTCAGCAATATCAGGATGAGTATAGAATTTATCAAAGTTTTTTTTATATTTTGCCATAATTACTATTAAGATTGACCGCATAAGAAAGGAACCGATCCACATGTACTCTTGAAGAGATCAATCAGTACGGTTTCATACTTGTGAGCAACTTTATTTAGCACCGGTACTTCTCTACCGAAGATATTTTGGTTCGTCCAGATGCTAGGAATTTCATAAGCAAAAATCTCAACTTTGATTTGTTTTAACAATGCCAAATAGTTGGACTGCATTACTACAAACCCTGTAGTAGCAGCCGAACCTTTCTTCATTGCTTTTTTACTACCTGCACCATACGAACTGTATCGGCTTTTTAATCCGGAACTTGTCATTCCAATTTTTACTACATGCCCGTCATAGACAATAGTATATATCCATTCCTTTTCAACTTCTGCCCATTTATGCTTAAGCGGTTCCACAACTAGATAATCAACTAGCTTCCCGCTAAAATCAGGTCCTTCTGTGATATATTGGCGTCTTTTTCCCGGAAAATTTTGTTCAGTATTTAATGCACCATCAGCAATTTTAACAAAAATATGATTTGGTACTAGCGATTGAAGCATAGTCATTGACATTTGATCTTCAATCTTGATAGTAAACTCGTTATCGACAATGTACTTTAAGATATCAGGATAAATAGTCCCATCA